ATGTTCGTCTTTGGCTCCGGCGTGCTGATCGGCACGCCGCAAGGCGGGACGCCGATCAATTTCGGCCTCGCGCAGGAAATCTCGCTCAACATAGCTTCGACCACCAAAGCGCTCTATGGCCAGAGCAACTTTCCGGTGGCGATCGGCTCAGGCACCCGCAAGATGACGGGCAAGTGCAAGCTCGCGCGCATTTCCGGCCAGGCGCTCGGCAATCTCTTCTTCGGCGTCTCCCCCTCGACGGGCGGCACGCAGACGCAGTTCGGCGAGACGACGAGCGTTCCGGCGTCCTCGCCCTACACTTATTCGACGAGCTTCCACACGACGTTCGTTGCCGACCAGGGCGTCGTCTATGCCTCCAGCGCGCTGCCGTTGAAACAGGTGGCGTCCGGCCCCACGACCGGACAATATTCGGTCGCGGCGGGCGTCTACACATTCGCCGCCGGGGACGCGGGCGCGGCGGTATTGATCTCTTATACCTACACCGTCTCGGGGAGTGGCGAGAGCATCGCGGTGTCCTCGACCTTGATAGGACCGGCGATCACGTTCTCGGCCAATCTGTTCGCTTCCGATCCGACGACCGGGAAACAATTCTCGATGCTGCTCTACAACTGCGTCGCCGAGAAACTCGCGTTCGGCACCAAGCTCGAGGATTTCATGGTGCCGGAGCTCGATTTCCAATGCTTCGCCAATGCGGCGGGCCAAGTCTGTCAACTCAACTTCGGAGATGCGGCGTGAGCGAGGAGACTTTCTCGATCTCGCTTGCGGGGCGCCAGTGGGCGCTGCCGCATCTGCCCTTCCGCGCCATCAAGGCAATCCAGCCGGCCTTGTTCCAGGTCTACGCCCAGGCCGGCGGCGAGGCGATCACGACCCAGAGCGTCGCCGCGCTCGGCGAGGTTCAGATCGAGCGCCTCGCCGAAGCGACCTGGCGCGCGATCGCGCATATCGATCCGGCGCTGACCTATGACGACTTCCTGAACCTGCCGTTTTCGGTCGGCGATCTCATCCAGGCCTTCCCTTCCGTCGCCAAGGCGGCGGGTTTGCGCGCCAAGGCGCCCGACGCGACGCCGGAGGCGTCGCCCGCGCCGGGAAAATAGATTTCGACGCGCTGATCGCTCACGTCGTGGCCAATGCCGGCTGGACCTGGGATCAGGCGCTCGACGGCCTGACCGTGCCGCGCTATCTCGCGTTGCAGGCCGAATGGCGCGCCCGGCCGCCAGCGCATTGGCTGCTGGCGTCGGCGCTGAAATACCGCGCGCCGGACAACGCCCCGGCGCCTTCGCGGCAACCGACGTTCGATGAGATGCGAGCGGCGTTTCCTAGCGGCGGACGCTGAGGCGCCGCATGAACCGTCGACCCCCGAGAAAAGGCAGCAGCCATGTCCGACGCCAATGTCGCCGTCAGCTTCACGGCATCGGTCGGCGATCTCGTCTCGGGGGTCGCCGGCGCCCGCGACGCGCTCGCGAGCCTCTCGGCGCCGTTCGAGCAGTTGAACGGGCAATATGCCTCGCTCGGCGCGTCGATCGGCCACGCTTTCGACCCGTCGAGACTGAAGCCGTACGATTCCGCGCTGTCCGCCTCGGCTTCGCTGGAGGCCTCGCTCGCCGTCGCCCATGCACAAGCCGCGGCGGCGATCCGTTCAGGCGACGCCGCCTCCGCCGCGGACGCGTTGCGCGCCGCCAAGGAGATGATCGCCGAGGAGATCAAGGCGGTCGAGGACGGCCTCAAACAAAAGCTCGCGGTCTATGCCGACGACGCCCGCGAGCATCGGATCACGCAACAGGAAAAAGTCAGCGGGTCGCGCGCCGCGCTCGACGAAGAATACGCAGCCGAACTCGCCCTCTTGAATCGCGAGCAGGCGCTCGGCGGACAGAAGCTCGCGCAAACCGAGCGGGTGCAAGCCCAGATACAAGACGCCGAACGGCGGCATCAGGACCAGATGAGCCAGATCATGCGACAGGCGCTCGACCAGCAGCAGCGAGAATATGAGGCCTTCGGCAGTACGATCACGGGCGCTTTCAACTCGCAACTTCGCGGCCTACTGTCGGGCACGGAGAACTGGCACACCGCCTTCAAGAGCGTCCTCGAGGATCTCCTGATCAAGTTCATCGAATGGTGCGAGCGCAGCGTCGTGCAATATGTCGCGATGGAGGCGACCAAGACCTCGGCGACGACGATGGGGGTCGCAGCCCGCACCGGCGCCGAGCAAGCCGGCGCCGCGGCATCGCTCGCTTCGCAGGGCGCCTCGATGGTGCGCTCGATCCTTTCGTCGGCGGCCGAGGCCTTCGCTGGGGTCTTCGGTTTCCTCGCGCCGACCATGGGACCCTTCGCGGCGGGACCAGCGACGGCCGCCTACGGCGCCGTCGCTGGGATGGCCGGCGTGGCCGCGTCCGCCGACATCGGCATGTGGAGCGTGCCTGAGGATATGCTGACGCTCGTTCACCACAACGAGTTGGTCATGCCGGCGGCTCAGGCAGGCGCCTTTCGCGATATGCTCGGAGGCGATACGCCGCAGGGCGGCTCGTCGCGAGCCACCGTGAATGTTCACCCCACCACCAACTTTCACGTCTCCGCCGTCGATTCCGGTTCGGTCGCGCAATGGATGAAGGCGAACAGCTCGACAATGATGAAGGCGATCGACGAGGCGGTTCGGCATGGCGCGCACTTGGGGACACGGCGACTGTCGCAGTCGTGAAATAGGCAGTAGGCAGGTGGGCAGTTTGAAGTAGCGTCAGTGCCTACTGCCTACTGCCTATTGCCCCTCTGTGAGGTGACCCCATGGGCTTTCTCGGCGGCGTACACCTGCTCCCATCGACCGGCGAATTCACCTATGACACGATCCCCTACGAGGGTGCGCGCGCCGGGACGAGCGTCTCGCCGATCAACACCTTCTTCGCACCGGGCGGATCGAAGACCGACTATTCCTATTCGATCGACCAGCTGCAGGCCGCGCATCCCGAATGCGCGACCGTGTCGATCGTCTGCGCCTGGTTTTGCGACGGCCTGACGCCCGGGGCGAACCATCTCCACCCCTCGACCACCTATATCGGCGGGACGTTTCAACCGAGCGCCGGCGGGACCGACGAATGGCGGTGCTCCAGCCTCAACCAAACCTCCGCGGGGTTGATCGCGATCCCGACGAGCGGCGGTTCGTTCATCTACGGCGGCACGCCGAGCGATCAGAGCATCGTGCGCTGCATCCGCGACCTGAAATCGCGCGGCTTCAAGGTCGCTTTCTACCCGTTCATTCTAATGACGGCGACTGGCCAGCCCTGGCGCGGGCGCATGACCTATTCGCCCGACCTTTCCTCGGCGGCGACCGCGGCCGTGACCACCTTCCTCGGCGCGGCGACGACCTCGGACTTCATACCCGATTCGACCAATCTGACGGTCGCTTATTCCGGCTCGCCGACCGACTACACCTATCGCCGCATGATCCTGCACTATGCATGGCTGACAGCGCTCGCCGGCGGCGTCAATCTGTTCGTGATCGGCTCCGAACTGCGCGGCCTCGAGACGATCCGCGGACCATCCTGGACGCCGGCGGGAACGGTCGACGGCTCCGGAAACTCAGTCTGGGATTATCCATTCGTCGCCGGGTTGCAGACGCTCGCGAACGACGTCCGGACGGTTCTCAACAGCCAGGGCTTGACCAAAGACCTCGCGACGCTCACGAACCTAGTCACCTATTCCGCCGACTGGTCGGACTGGATGGGGTATCAGCACCCGGGGGAAAACGGGCAATGGCCGCATCTCGACTCTTTATGGGCGAGTTCAAATATCGACCTAGTGAGCTTCGACAATTATTTGCCTCTCTCGGATTGGACGACGGGGGAGACCGGGCTCGATCAGCTGAATTGGCTCTTGCCGACGGCATCCGGCGCATGGCCGCCGAGCCTCCCGGCTGCGAACGGGCTCGGTCTGTCCGGGCCTCCCACGATCTACTCCATCCCGTACCTCCAAGCGAACCTCGAGGGGGGCGAAAAGTTCAACTGGTTTTATGACGACGGGACCAACGGCGGCCCGGCGCTCGACCCGAACGGCTCGGCCGAGATCGTTTCGCAGCCGCAAGGCGATCGCGCCGCGCAGGCCCGCTCAGCCTATTCGGCGAACCAACAGATCCTCGCCAACAAGCAACTCCGCTGGTGGTGGAACAACCTCCACTATGCGATCTACGCCAACCTGAGCGGCGCCTGGGTTCCGCAGAGCCCGCGAACCGAGTGGGTCGTCAACTCCAAACCGATCGTGTTCCTCGAATACGGCGTGCCGAGCTGCGACAAGGGCGCCAATCAGCCGAACGTCTTCTATTCCCCCATGTCGACCGAGAGCGACACGCCCTATTGGTCGGAATGGCAGGGCAGCGCCGAGAGCGGCTATATCCCGGTCCGCGACGACACGATCTCGACACTCGCGCTCGAGGCCATCTATCAATATTGGCTTTCCGGCTCGAATAACGAGACGGTCGGCGGCGTCGCGATGCTGGAGACGGCGTTTTGCTGCGCCTGGAATTGGGACGCGCGGCCGTTCCCGATCTTCCCGATCCTGAATAGCCAATGGGGCGACGCGGGCGACTGGGAAGCCGGCAACTGGCTCAACGGCCGCGGGCCCGCGCTGCCGCCGGCGCCGCCGTCTCCGCCCCCGAGCCCGGGAACCTTTCCGACGTTCCCGATGCTGGCGACGCTGGGATGGTCGACGCACGTCAAGCCGCGGTTCTCGACCGACGTAGCCGAGCATGTCTCGGGCCGCTCGGTCCGGCGCTCTGCTTACGCTGCGGCCTATTACGACGTCGAACTGACTTACGACGTGCTGCGGTCGGCCGCCGCCTACGCCGAAATGCAGGCGGTCGCCGGCTTCTTCGCGGAGGTCGCCGGGCAGGATGAACCCTTTTGGCTCGCGCCGCCCGGCATCGCCAGCGTCACGGGCCAGGCGCTCGGCACGGGCGACGGTTCGACGATGGTCTTTGCGCTGCAACGCTCGTGGGGACCCTCCTATGTCGAACCCGTCTATGGCGCGTCGGGCGTTTCGGCCGTATATCTCAATGGTGTCCCGCAAGGCTCCGGCTGGTCCGTTTCGCCGGGATACGGAGCCGCGGTCACTTTCGCGACGGCGCCAGGCGCGGGCGTCGCTATCTCGGCCGACTTCGGCGCGCTCTGGCTCTGCCGCTTCGCCGAAGATGTGCTCGACTTTGAGGAATTCATGGCGATGCTGTTTGAATTGCAGATCGTCAAACTGCGCACGACGACGACGTGACGCGCTTCTCCCATCGGAACAGAAGGATCGCCGTCGATGCCATACTACTATGATGTCAATCGCTCACTACAACCAATGCGGTTCTGCTGACAGAAACCACGCATCTCTGGGCGGCAAAGGTCTCAAACCAGCAAAATATGGGACTCTAAGCGGTCTACTTCGCGCCGTTCGGAACCGCTGCGACCGGAGCGGCCGTCGGGCGCGTCAAGACCAACGCGGGCCCCACTGCCGCGGGCGGAACTGCGACGACGCCCAGGGCCAGGAGCCTTCTTGCCCCGGCCGCGCAGAGTGTCTGGAAAAATGACGCCTCGGCGATCACCGCCGGCGCCGCGTTGATGACACGCATTTCGATCGGGTTCGCGCAGGCCGGCAGTATGGGCGCGTGGTCTCCCACCGACCCAACCGCCAAAGTTCAGATGATGGCGAACGCGGCCAGCCCCGTCGATATCGAATTCACCTCGGTTGCGTCGGCGGCCAGTGTTCCGTTCGACATGACTGTCGAATTCAGCGAAGGGTGAGCCTTGTCCACGGTCTCGAGGAATGGACTAGTGGCGGGCCTTCCCGATTGCCGCCTGACTGCGCGCCGCGATCGCACGACGCGGTTTCGGATGCGGCGGCTAGGCGTCGCCGAAATGGAGCCTGTCTTTTGCGGTAATTGCGGCTGCGACGGCGGCCTGGTCACCGCAGACTGGGCGTGGCACGTTTTCTATCTCTGCGAACCCTGCGCGGGCAAATACGGGCGCCTCGACCTCACAGAGATTCCCGAATGCGTGGTGCGGTCAAATCCAGCGATCGACGTTTGAATAATCTCGTGGTCCCGCCATTCAGGATGCCCACGGGATGGAGCGTCCATGGGGCAGACCACTTCGGCCCCATCGCGCTCCGTGTTTTTTGAGCCGTGAAGTCAGCAACGCGATCTCTCCCTATCGACAGTGACGGTTCCGCGCGTGCGCAACTCCACGGAGCGCCCATTCGCTGTTCCTCCAGGAAAACCCATGACCGCCCCACCCACCTTCCCCGCGCTCCCCGGCCAAGGCTGGAGCGTCCACAAGAAGCCGAGTTGGTCGACCATCGTCGCCCCCCATGTCTCAGGTCGTGAGGTCCGCTTCGCCAATTACGAATATCCGCTCTGGGAATTCGAGGCGACCTTCGACGGGCTCGGCTCGGATTCGGTTTCCTATCTCAGCCTCGGCGCGCAATCGCTGCAGAGCCTGATGGGATTGTTTCTGCAGTGCCAGGGGCAATTCGGCACCTTCCTCTACATGGATCCGACAGACAACGCTGTGACCGCGCAGGCACTCGCGACGGGCGACGGCTCGACAGAGATCTTCGCCTTCGTCCGCTCGCTCGGCGGCTTCACCGAGCCTGTCGGCTGTGTGACGTCGGTTTCGAATATCTATCTCAACGGCGTCGCCCAAGCCTCGGGTTGGTCGCTGACGACGCCGAACAGCCTTGTTTTCACCAGCGCGCCGAGCAGCGGCGTCGCGATCACGGCGAGTTTCGCCTTCATGTTCGAATGCCGGTTCGACGACGATACGCTGGATTTCGAGGAGTTCATACAAAACCTCTGGAAACTCGAAAGCTTAAAATTCAAATCGGTGCGCACGTCATGAGTAGAAACCAGAAACTAGAAACTAGACTCCAGCACGCCGCCCTTCCTGCTTCTGGACCCTGGTTTCTGGCTTCTGTCTTCTATCGGCGCAGCCGATGAAGACCGCCACGACCGCCGTCATCAACTTTCTCAACGCGGCGCGGCTCGCGCCCGACGCCCCGATCGCTTTCGCCGATTGCTTCACCTTCACGTTTTCGACAGGAACGGTCCTAACGTACACCAACGTCGATCAGCCGGTGGTTTACAACGGCTCGACCTTCTCGGCGTCTGGCCCGCTCGTCCAGGGCCTGAAATATAAGGCGTCGGTCGGGCTCGAGGTCGACAAGCAACAGATCACGATAGCGGCGCGGCCGACCGATCTCATCAACGGCAACCCGGCGCTCAACGCGATCCGCGAGGGCGTCTTCGACGGCGCGACGGTGCAGCGCGACCGTGTCTTCATGATCGCGCTCGGCGGGACCGTCGTCGGCGGGGTCACACTGTTTCATGGCCGGGTCTCGACGGTCGATATGGTCGGGCGCACGAGCGCGACGTTGACGATCGCATCCGACCTCATCGTCCTCGATTACGATATGCCGCGGAACCTCTATTCGCCGACCTGTCTATGGACCCTCTACAGCGCCGGCTGCGGCGTGATCCAGGGAACCTATTCGGTCAACGGGACGGTGGGGGCCGGCTCGACGGCGAGCGTGATCAACTTCGCCGGCGCGCTCGCGAGCCACGCACAGGGCAAGCTGGTGATGACCTCGGGCGACAACGCCAACGTGCTGGCGACCGTCAAGAGCGCCGTCCCGGGGGTCTCACTGACTTTGATGTACCCGCTGCCCGATATCCCCGCCACCGGCGACGGCGTCACGGTCTCCGCCGGCTGCAACCATACCCGCGCCGCATGCCAGTCGATCTTCAACAACTTGGCGAATTTCCGGGGATTTCCCTTCGTCCCGCCGCCGCAATTGGCTTTTTGAGGAGGCCGATCATGACGACGACCGAAGCCGAGACGCGGGCGAAAATCGTCGCCGAGGCGCGCTCGTGGCGCTCCACGCGCTACCGTCACGCCGGCGACATCAAGCATGTCGGCGTCGACTGTTCAATGCTGATCGTCCGCGTCTTCGTCGACCTCGGCCTGGTGCCCAAATTCGATCCGCGCCCCTACAGCCCGGCCTGGATGCTGCACCGCAGCGAGGAGGAGTATTTGCGATGGATATTTCCGCGCGCCTACAAGGTCGAGACGCCGGAGGCCGCCGACTTGGTGCTGTTCAAGGTCGGGCGCACCTATTCCCATGGCGGCATCGTCACGTCAGCCAAACCGCTGACGATCGTTCACGCCTATAAACCGGCCGGTCGGGTCGTAGAGGATCAGATCGCGCGCACGCCGATGATGGCGGAGCGGCTCGGGAGCGCGATCTACGCCAGCTATTTCGAACCGAAAGCCTGAGCCATGAGCTGGTTCAACGCGCAAAAAGCGGTAGCTCCGAACTATACGGCGCTGCAGCTCAACACCTCGACCAGCATCTTGCCGGTACGGATCGTCTGGGGCACCGCCAAGGTCGGCATCAACATACTATGGTACGCCAACCTCAACCTTCAGGAGTCCGGCGGCAGCGGCAAGGGCTTCCTCAGCGGCTCGTCAGGGACGAGCTACTCTTACCACGCCGACATGATTCTCGGGCTCTGCGAAGGCCCGATCGCCGGCGTCGGCTGGATCTGGCAGAACAACGCGCAATACACCCTCGCCGAGGCCGGCTGGACGCTGTTCGACGGCACGCTGCCGCAAGCGACATGGGACTATCTCAGCGACAACTATCCGACGCAGGCGATCTCCTATCAGGCGACTGCCTATTTCGGCATCGTCAACGCTTTCCTCGGTTCCGACGCCACGCTCGGCAACACCACGGTCGAGGTGAAGGGCATTTTCTCCGGCACCGCGGTCAACGGGATCGACGCCGATCCGGCGCAGGTGATCTATGATTTCCTCACCAACCCGACCTATGGCGTCGGCTTCGATCCCGCCTCGATCAATGCTTCGACACTGTTCGGCTCCGGCGGCGACGCCAGCCTGCAGACCTATTGCAAGGCGCAAGGCCTCGGCATCAGCCCCGTGCTCGAGACGGCCGAGCAGGGCTCGTCGATCCTGACCCGGTGGCTGCAACTGCTCAACTGCGCCGCGGTCTGGAGCGGCGGCGAGCTCAAATTTATCCCTTATGGCGATCAGACGATCGGCTCCGGCGACGTCACGACAACGGTGCAAGTCACGGTGCCGTCGCCGGTCCCGGCGCCGACGCCGCCGACGCCGTTCCCGACCGTGCAGGTCGCGAGCCCAAGCGCCTTCGTCTCCGATGGAGGCGTGACTTACGCCTTCACCGGCGAGGCGCTGACGCACACCGGGGCCGACCCGACCGGGGTCGGAACCTACGGCATCGGTTCGGCCGGCACGTATGTGTTTTACGCCACGGGCGCAGGCAATGACATCGGCCAGGTCGTCGACATCACCTTCACCTATGCCAATCCATCGACTTACGTTCCCGACCTGACGCCGGTCTACAGCCTCTCCGACCTCGATTTCGTCGACGAAAAGGGCAACAAGGATCCGGTGCAGGTCAGTCGCGTCGATCCGTTCAGCCTCGCGACCATCCAGCGCGTCGAATGCCTCTCGCGCGACAACCAGTATGCCGGCGTGCCGATCGAGGCGCGCGACCAGTCGCAAATCGAGCTTTACGGCCCGCGGGTCGGTTCGACCATCCAGGCGCACGAAATTTGCGACGAGGTCGTGATCGCGCCGATCGTCGTGCAGACGATCCTGCAGCGCCAGCTCTACGTCCGCGCGCACTTCACCTTCAAACTGAGCTGGGAATACGGGCTGCTCGACCCGATGGACATCGTCGAGATATCCGACGCCAATCTCGGGTTGACCAATTATCCCGTGCGCATCACGACGATCGAGGAGGACGACAAGGGGCTGCTTACGATCGCCGCCGAGGAGCTGACGGTGGGGATCTCGACCCCGGCCTACTACGCGAGTTCGGGGCTTTCGTCGAACCAGCCGAACCAGGCGGTCGGCGTCTATCCAGTCAACGCGTCGCCGTTGATCTACGAGCCGCCGACGGCGGCCTCGGGGGGAACCCCGGTGGTCTGGATCGGCGCGTCGGGCGGCTCGGGCGGCGGCGCCGATCCCAATTGGGGCGGCGCCCATGTCTGGCTCTCGATCGAGGACGTGACCTATCAGCAGGTGGCGACGCTGACGCAGCCGATCGTGCAGGGCGTGCTGACGGCGAGTCTGGCCGCGGCCTCGGGTTGGGACACGACGGACACGTGCGCGGTCAACCTGACCGAGAGCGCCGGCGATCTCGACGGGACCTCGATGGCTTACGCCCAGCAGGGCGGCACCCTCTCGCTGGTCGACGGCGAGTTGTTCGCTTACCAGAATGCGACGCTCACCAGCGCGTATGAGTATAACCTGACCGACTTGGCGCGAGGCCTATATGGCACGACGGGCGCCTCGCATGCGTCGGGCGCCGCCTTCTATCGCATCGTGGTCGGCCAAACCGTGGCTGCCTATGACCTGCCTGCCAACTATGTCGGCGTCACGCTATACGTCAAATTCCAGAGCTTCAATATTTTCGGCGCCGGCGTCGAAGACTTGTCGAGCTGCGCGGCCTACACCTTCACGCCGACCGGCGCGGGCGTCACCCACCCGATCGCCCAACAACTGCTTTCCGGCTTCCCGGTCGATCTCGGCGACGTCACGACGACCGCCGCCGTATCCGACACCCTCGGCGCGGTCGCGAGCGATCCCGTAGTTTCCATCATCGATCTGGGGGCTGGCCTTTGAGTGAGCAACTACAACTTCGGCGCGACATCGCGGTCAACGTCTCCGCCTTCACGCCGGCAAGCGCCGAATGCGTCGTCGACACGACCAACAACCGCATTTGCGTCGGCGACGGCTCGACCGCTGGCGGCTGGCCGGCGGCGAAGCTGGCCGAAGTCCCACAGATCGGCGCGACGATCAACACGCTTGCGACCGGAGCCAATGACTCGTTGAGCAAGTCCGGCATCATCGAGCAACTCGTCAGCGGCCTTTCCGGAGCTTCCGTCAACGCGCCGACGCAGATCCCGGCTGGTGCACTCGTCAAGGCGGTCGGTATGCGCGTGACGACGGCGATCGCGGGGCCGACCAGCTTCGAGATCGGCGTCTCAGGCACGCTCGCCATGTTCGGCTCCGGCCTCGCCATCGCGGCCGGTTCGACCAACGAAGGCATGATTGGCCCGAACCCTTTCTATTCTGCGACGACCATCGTGCTCACCCCGACCGGCGGCAGTTTCAGCGCCGGCGCCGTTCGCCTCTCGATCCACTACGAACTCTTCTCGCCGCCGATCTCGTGATGGCTCCGTCGGCATGACCAAGAACTCTCACTTCATGAGGTCTTCAGTGAACAAACCGTTGCTCGCAGCGCTCTTGTGCGCGCCGCTGTTTGCGCTGCCCGCCAAGGCGCAGACGCATCACGATAGCTGCACGACTCCCCCCTGCACGATCATCCCAGGGATGGCGCCGATCTTTCTCTACAATTCACTCGGCGAGCAATACATAAACGCCGCGACGCTGGCGTCAGCGACAGGCCTAACCGTTCCGACAGGGGCGACAATAGCTGAAATCTGCGTCGAGACAGCGGGCGTCCGCTACCGGGAAAGGGGACTCGCGCCTAGCGCCAGTATTGGAATGCCGGCGGTCGCAACGAGCACAGCCCCATTTTGTTTCCAATACGCCGGCCCTCTCAACACGGTTGAATTCATCGCGATCAGCGGCTCGCCGACAATGGACATCTTCTACTATGCCGTGAATTGATTCTCGATCTTATCTGATTGGAGCTTGCCCGGACCTGACGGACGCGCAATCGGCGGAGACGGAGGCACGCCGCTACACATTCTCGACCGGCATCATCAACACGTCCGGCAAACGGTGGTGCCCGGTGACGCCGACCTCAGCTATCCGATCGCCGCCAAAGCCGGAAGCTGAGCGCACGCTGATCTGATTCCCGAAAGGAACCTACATGCCCAACCGCTGCCTCCCCGGGCGCGCTCCCGCGCGCCTCGGATTTCTCGCCGTCGTCCTCGCCGGAATGGGGAGCTATCCGGCATTCTCGCGCGCCGATACGACGATAACGCCTCCCGCCGCGGCAAAATGCGAAATGCCCTACGACGAGGCCGTCTCATACGGCCGTCGCGGCGTCGCGACGGACAATGCTGCTGAATTCACCGACTACAGCGGCGAAGATGCGGCCAAGCTGCTGATCGGGATCAACGCATTTCCGCCGGTCAGCGATTGGGCCGCCGACCATATCCTCGTGTTCGACAGCCCTGACGAGCCGATCGTCGTCGGTCTGGTCGAGACGGGCTGCGTGACGAAAGCTTTCAAGGTTCCACGAGACGATTGGGCCGGCGTTCGCCGCGCCGCGCTCGGCGATCCCTCGTGATGCCGCGCACGCTCTCGCGTCCGCCGCGAGCGCTCTTGCGTGCCCCGGTCGCGTGGGCCGCGCTGGCTGCAATCGCACTGGTGGCGCTCGCCGGCGGCGCCGAGGCGCACGGGCGCGGCTGGACGGCCGACGCGCACATGGCTGCGGCGCGTCCTGCCGCCGCGGGCTCGGCGCGCGATCTCGTCGTAGTCGCCGAGCGCTATCTCGGGATGAGCAACTTCACCGGCTTGCCTGGCGCATGGTGCGCATGGGCGGTCTCCGCATGGCTGCATGCGACGGGGCGCCCCGAGCTGGGATCAGGCCTCGCCGCCTCCGCGCTGGCCTATGGTCCGCAGGTGCTGCACGCGCGCCGTGGCGATCTGGTGGTGATGCGCACCCGGCGCGGGCCTTACGGCCATGTCGGCGTCGTCGTCGCGGACGAGGGCCAGGAGATAGAGATCATCAGCGGCAACTGGCTGCATCGGGTCGCCCGGGCGCGGATCAGCCGGCGCAACGTGACGGCGTTCGTGCGCGTATGAGCGCGGCCGAATGGGCGCTGGTCGCCGCGGCGATCGCGCTCTTCCTTGCATTCCTCTCGGCGCTCCGATGACCGCGCCTGCGTTCGACGCTTCGCAGCATGGCGATGCGTTTCCGCTGCCCCGCGAGTTCGACGCGACGATCGCGCACCTCGCCTGGTTGTCGTCGCTGCTGATCGGAAACGACCTCAATTGGAGCGAGCGGTTGATCATCAAGCTCGAGCGCGCGCTGGTCGAGCGAACGGCGCGGCGCGCGATGAAACCACGATCTGGAAAGCCGTCGACCCATCAGGAGGGCCTATGACTCTTGCGCTTACTACTGCCATGCTGGACCGGCTCTGGCCGCATGCGCCGCACAGCCTCATCGACGGCATGGCCGCGACTTCGGAAGAGGTCTTCGCCAAATACGGGCTGACCACGGCCGCCGAGGTCGCCGATTTCATGGCGCAGATCAGCGAGGAGACTGGCGGCGGTTGGGATATCGAAGAAGATCTCAATTATTCCGCTGTGAGGCTTTGCCAGGTCTGGCCCGCGCGCTTTCCGACGATCGCGCGCGCGCTCCCGTTCGCGCACAACCCTCGCCTGCTGGCAGACAATGTCTACGGGTCGCGCTACGGCAACAAGCCCGGGACCGACGACGGATGGAATTTTCGGGGCCGCGGCGGGATTCAGATCACGTTCCGCGACTGGTACGCCAAGATCGGCGTCGCGACCGGAATCGTCCTGCTCGACAGACCTGACCTCGCCAACGATCCAGAATTGTTCATCGAATGCGCTTGCGCATTTTGGAAGCTGGATGGCGTCGACGGCTTTGCCGATCGTGGCGACTTCCGCGGTGAAACGTTGCGCGTCAACGGCGGGTTGATCAACTTCCCGATGCGCCAGCACTGGCGCGCGATCTGGCGGCCGGTGTTCGGGTTGGCTGCCGCATGATCTCCGTCCGCGGGCCGCGGCTTGCCGTCGGCGTCCTCTCTCAGGGAAAATTCGACATGACTTTCTGCAAAATTCTCGCGTTGCTGGTCGTCGGCGCGATCTTCGGCGGCGGGGCCCTCGCCGTCCTGTTCCTGCAAGCGTTCATGGGCGTCGGCGGATGAGCGTCTCCGGCCCGCTGTTCGCCGTAGGCCTCGCGTTTTTCTTCGCGGGACTTCATCGCGCCCTCACGAGTCCGCGCCTGTTCGATGGTTGGGCGCTCATCGCGCTCGGGGCCGGGTGTGCGGGCGCTGCGTATGAACTGATGTCCAAGGGCATCTGA